GACTATGGCAACCAAACTGGCACATATATTTGCACTTTAGACAATTATCATCAAGATGTAGACTCAATTGACTACTCTACAAGTGAACAACCTGCTGAACACAAGTCACATAACCTCTTAGAATTGGATAATGGGCAGTTTGCACTCTATCCAAACAATAGAATGCGTATCTATGATAACAGTATTACACCAGAAACACCCAAAGTACCTGATTTTAAGGTATCAACAGTGTACTATCAGGTAGAAAATGGTCATGATCGTGATGGATTGGGTTCAGAGGAGAATTATTTCTGGAAAACAGCAAAAGAAAGAGCAGTTGATATGAATGTAGGTGCAGGAAATACAGCAATTGAGAAGAAAAGAGCTCCTTTTGAACCAGAATTAGGATAAATAATAACATTCTGTAAAAAGTGTCATAAATAAAACAGGAAAGTACCTGTAACATGGCGATAAAGAGGATTTCAAGGGCATTTAAGGACATAAGCTTGTCTTTTACCCCTCATCCAATCACAAAAGACCTTACAATTCTCAAAAATGAGAATGCAATTAAGAAGTCTGTAAGAAATTTAATACAAACTATTCCGACTGAGAGGTTCTTTAACTCAGTTTTGGGATCTGAGGTGCGTGATAGTCTATTTGACTTTGTAGATTTTGGTACTGCGTCTGTAATTCAGAATCAAATACTGATTACACTTGAAAATTTTGAACCTAGAATAGAAAATGTAGATGTTGAAGTCGAACCGAGACCAGATACTAACGAATTTGAAGTTAAGGTGTTCTTTAATATTGTTGGACAAGAAATTCCTACACAAGAATTCACATTCATGCTCGAAGCAACAAGATAAATGCCTTTTACTAAGTTTACAAACCTAGATTTTGACCAAATCAAGACTTCAATCAAGGATTATATCCGTGCAAACTCAGATTTTACCGATTTTGACTTTGAAGGATCTAATTTTTCAGTCTTAATCGACACTTTAGCATATAATACGTATATAACAGCATTTAATTCCAACATGATTGTAAATGAGTCATTTTTAGACTCTGCTACAGTCCGTGAAAACGTGGTTTCTTTAGCTAGAAACATTGGATATGTACCAAAGTCAAGAACTGCAGCACAAGCAACGGTTTCTTTTGACTTTACAACCTCTGGTAATACACCAACAATCACTCTTCAAGCAGGTTTGGTATGTGTAGGTAGTTCAAATGATACTTCTTACGTATTTTCAATTCCAGAGAGCATTACAACTGTTACATCTCAGAGTTTTGATGCAAATGGTAATATAATAAGCAGTACAGCATCTTATAATGACATAGTTGTATATCAGGGAACTTATTTAACAAAGAGTTTTACAGTAGATGGTTCACTTGACCAGAGATTTTTACTTGAAAATTCATTTATTGATACATCAACTATTAAAGTTTATATAAAAGGTGCTGCTGATACTGGTTTAGGAAGAGAATATCGTAAAGTAGATAATATATTAAACATCACTGATGTATCAGAGACTTATTTAATACAAGAGACTACTGATGAAAGATATGAACTTCTTTTTGGTGATGGTGTATTTGGTAAAAAATTAGAAAATGATGCTGTAATCACAGTTTCTTATATTGTCACAGATGGTGTCGAAGGTAATGGTCCTGCTCTCTTTAACTTTGCTGGTAGTGCTGTATCTTCTACAAATCAAATTTCTTTACCTTCAACCACACCAACAATCACAACTATCACAGCGGCATCTAATGGAGGCAATATTGAATCAATTGACTCGATTAAGTATTTTGCACCTAGACTTTATTCATCACAGTACAGAGCAGTTACAGCTAGAGATTATGAGTCTGTAATACAACAAATATATCCAAATACTGAATCAGTTTCTGTAGTTGGTGGTGAAGAGTTAGATCCACCAGAATTTGGAACTGTCTTTATAACAATTAAACCTAAAAATGGTGAATTTGTATCAGACTTTGATAAACAGTCTATCTTATCAAACTTAAAAGGATATACATTAGCTGGTATCAATCAAAAAATACTTGATCTTAAATTGTTATATGTTGAATTAGATTCTTTTGTTTATTATGACCAGTCAAAAGTTACTACAGTATCAGAATTAAAGACAAGTATTATAAATGGTCTTCTAACTTATGGTTCATCTACTGATATCAATAAATTTGGTGGAAGATTCAAGTATAGTAAACTAATAAATGTAATTGATAATATTGATGATGCAATAACATCTAATATAACAAGAATCAGAATTAGGAGAAATCTTAAAGCGTTGACAAACCAGTTTGCTCAGTATGAATTATGTTATGGTAATAGATTCCATATCAATCCAGAAGGTAAGAATATAAAAAGCACTGGATTTACTATTCAAGGTCAAACTGACACTGTATACTTGACAGATATACCAAATAAAAATTCTGACGGAAGTTTAGATGGAAGTGGAAAGGGTGTTTTAGCTATTGTAAAGGGTGATAATGAACTATCACAAGGTCAATTGATTGTTGCTTCTGCTGGAATCGTTGATTATGATCATGGAGAAGTAATTATATCAACTGTAAACATTACTTCTACTCAGAGAAGTAATAATATTATTGAAATACAAGCATTTCCTGAATCAAATGATGTTATTGGATTGAAAGATTTGTATCTCAGTTTTGCGGTTGGAGATAGCTCCATAAATATGGTTAAGGACACAATTACATCAGGTGAACAAATATCTGGTGTTGGATATAAGGTTACATCAAGTTATGCAAATGGAGCACTGGTAAGAGGATAATATGATAACCACTGGAATTGATAAGAGAGTCAAAGTCCAACAGATAATTGAAAATCAAATACCTGAATTTTTAATATCTGAAAGTCCAAAGGCAGTCGATTTTTTAAAACAGTACTATATTTCTCAAGAGTATCAGGGAGGTCCAATTGACCTTACTGATAACCTAGATCAGTATATAAAATTAGATAATTTAACTCCAGAGGTTGTTGTAGGAGAAACAACACTAACGAGTGGTATTACAACTACCGATACTACTGTAAACGTTAGTAGTACTAAGGGTTTTCCTAATGAATATGGTCTTTTTAAGATTGAAAGTGAGGTTGTAACATACACTGGTGTCACTACAAATAGTTTTACTGGTTGTATTCGTGGTTTTAGTGGTATAACAACTTTTCATGCTGAAAATAATCCATCTGAATTGATTTTTAGTGATTCGGATGCTATTAATCATGATGATGGATCAACTGTTCAAAATTTAAGCGCACTTTTTCTTAAAGAATTTTACAAAAAGACAAAAAAACTACTTACACCTGGTTTAGAGAATGTAAATTTTGTTAATAATTTAGATGTAAGTAATTTTATTAAAAATTCAAAGTCTTTATATCAGTCAAAGGGAACAGAAGAGTCATTTAGAATATTATTCAATGTATTATATAATGAAACTCCTAAAATTTTAGATTTAGAGCAATATTTAATTAAACCATCTACAGCAGAATTCATAAGAAGAGAAATAATTCTTGTTGAAGCACTTTCTGGAAATCCAATTCATTTAGTAGGTCAAACAATTGTAAAATCAACTGATAGTGCAACAAGAGCATCAATATCAGAGGTTGAACCCTTAACAAGAAGAGGAAAGGTATATTATAAAATTGGTTTATTCGTAGGATTTAATGATGTTGATTTAATTGAAGGTACATTTAATGTAACCCCTAAAACAAGAGTAATTGGAAACGTTTCAGCGGGTTCATCAGTAATTACTGTTGATTCAACTGTTGGATTTGGTGCAACTGGCACATTAGTGTCTGGAATAAGCACAAACATCTACTATAGTGATAAATCAGTTAATCAATTTTTTGGATGTGAAAATATTGTAGGTATTATAACAACAACTGACGATATAAGATCGGATGAATATTATTATGGTTATGAAGATGGTGATTTAACCAAAGAAGTAAAATTAAGACTCACTGGTGTCTTATCTAAATTTGTCCCAACCTCAGATATTCGTTTACTTACACAAGGTGAAAATATAACAGTTAGAAATGTTGGTGAAAAAATACTTAACCCATCTGAAAATAGAACAAAAAAAGAAATATTTGCAAACTCTTGGATTTACAATACTTCTTCACGATTTACTGTTAAAAACATATTTGGTGCTAATATTGTTTTATTTACAAGTGACATTGATAAATCAAGTTTAAAAATTGGAGATAATATTGAAGTATTATTTAAAAATGGAGAAGAAGTAGTTGCTACTGGTACTGTTGGAAATATTAATACAGATACATCAACGATTTCAATAAACAATTTAACATTATTATCAAATATTACGGTATTACCAGATCCAAATCGTGAATATGATTTAAGAAGAGTTATTAATCGTGTTTCAAGTACAAAAACTGATGTTGATTTTGGACAGAATATTTTAACATCAGATATAACTAATGTTTATAATGAAATGGATGAAGATTTATATGTTGCATCTAATTCATTACCATCATATCAAATAACCACAGAATTACCAAAATCAATTATACCAGAGGCTGTTGCAGGAAATGAATTGCCAAATTCAGGATATAATCCAAATACTCTGAAATACAGTATCATATCCTTTCCAAGTCCAGTTCCATTCATAACTGGTGATGAAGTTTTTTACACTGCACAGGGAACAGTTTTACCAGATTTACCACAAGGTTCATATTTTGTGGAAGTTTTATCAAACGGAAATCAAATAAGATTATATCGTTCTAGATCGTTTATTCCAATATCTGATTTTGTAGAATTTCAAGCATTACAAGCAGGAACTGGAACACATACATTCTCTTTAGTTGGTATCCTTGATCAAGAAATAGCATCACAAAAGTTACTTAAAAAGTTTCCCTTAAATCCAAATTTAACAAATTCAACATCCGTAAAGACAACATCAGGATCAACAGGAATGTTAATTAATGGTGTTGAAATAAAGAATTATAAATCAGACGATAAAATATTTTTTGGACCATTAGATGGTATTACACTTTTAAATGGTGGATCAAATTACGATGTAGTAAATCCACCAGAAATAACATTATCAAGTCCAGGAGTTGGAAATACAACTGCTTTAATTAGACCAGTGATTAATGGTAGTGTAACCACCGTTCAAGTTGATCCTCAGAATTTTGGTATTCATAGAGTATTATCAGCAACAATTGAAGGTGGTAATGGTGATGGTGCTATCTTAGAACCAGTTTTATCTGAAAGAAAAAGAGAATTAAGTTTCGATGCTAGATTATTATCAGATTCTGGTGGGGTGGATAATGTAGACGAGACTATAACTTTCCAAGATAGACATAATATTGTAAGTGGTCAACCTTTAATATATGATAGAAATAACAATCCACCATTAGGCATTGGAACTGTAGGTAATGATTCGGGAACATCTGTTGTTGGTTTAGGAACCACAACACTTGTAAATACAGCTACTTATTACCCAGAAGTTGTAAATACAAGAACAGTAAAGTTATATCAAACTTTAGGTGATTACAGTGCAGGTATAAACACAGTAGGATTTACAACAACAAATAAAATAGGTGTACATAAATTTGAGTTGTATTATAATGAAAAAACATTAAAAGATATAAGAGTAATAGATGGTGGAAGTGGATATGAAAATAGACAAGTTTTTGTTAAACCAATTGGTATTAATACTATAACAAATGTCATTCATTTTGATAATCATGGATTTAATAATGGTGATAAAATCGTTTATTCTACTGCTGTCGGTATAGGATCTACATTACCAACTACAGTTACTGGTTTAACTACATCAACAGGTATTACTACAACTTCTAATTTTTATCAAGTATTAAAATTAAATAGTAATGCATTTAGACTTACAAATGCTGGTCTCGGTGGAACTATAACATCAGAATTTAAAAGAAACGACTATATCAAATTTTCAGATCAAGGAACTGGTTTCCAAGTATTTAAGTATCCAGATGTTAGATTAAATCTAAAATATGAACTTGCAAATACTGATGTTGGCGTAATAACAGCAACTCCAGTTTTAAGGGGAAATATTACAGATGTTTTATTATATGACAAAGGAACTGGTTATGGATCTGACATACTAAACCTTGAAAAATCAATATCAGTAACAGTTAAAACTGGTAAAAATGCCCAGTTAAAACCGATTGTAACAGACGGTAAGATTACTTTTGTAGAAATACAAACAAAAGGTAGTGAATACTCTTCTGCACCCGATTTAGAGGTAGTAGGAATAGGAACTGGACTTGGAGCAAAACTAAGAGCTGTTGTACAAGGTGGCAAAATTGAAGAGGTAATTATTTTAGAAGGTGGATTACAATATCAACAGGATAAAATTAATATTAAGATTGTTCCACCTGGTTCTGGTTGTAAACTAGAAGCAAGTATAAGAGGGTTAACAGTAAATAGATTTGCAAGATATGGAAATGAGGCATTAATTGAAACAAATAATAAATTACAATATTCGATTGTAGGATATTCAACTCAGATTGGAAATGATACATTCGGTGATACTGGTGGTGGACATTCACCTATAATTGGTTGGGCGTATGATGGAAATCCAATATATGGACCTTATGGTTACAGCGATTCAACAGATGACAACTCAGCTGTTAAAATATTAACATCTGGATATATTTTAGATCCAAATAATGTTACTAATCGACCACATCAATTTAGTAATGGATTTTTTGTTGAAGATTATAGTTTTACTAATGCTGGTGATTTAGATCAACATAATGGTAGATATGGAAGAACACCAGAATATCCAAATGGAACATATGCATATTTTGTAGGTATTGGTTCTAATACTTTGTTACCAGAATTTCCATATTTTATTGGAGATACTTACAGAACTGACCCGTCAACTGAAAACTTTAATATTAATCAATCAACATTTGATTTTGGCAATTCTAATTTAATACGTAATAGTTATCCATACAAAGTATCTGATCCATTTGCAGATAATGATTTTATTGTCGAATCAAATGAAATAACATCTCAATCATCAATTGTTGAATCAACCACATCTGGTTCAATTAATTCAATTCAAATTATTAATACTGGAGATAATTATGAAGTTGGAGATTCTGCTGTATTTGATAATACAGATACTAATGGTGGTGGATTAAGTGTTTCTGTTAATAGAGTATCTGGTAAACCAATTGAGTCAATTAATACTACTGTTGATACTTTTGATGCAACTTTTGTTTGGAGAGATCCAACTCATGTAGCAGCATATATTGGAACTGCTCCCAGTTTAAATGCTCATGATAATGTTGTAATATCAGGTTTAAGCACAACAGCTATTAAAGGACTAGCAGGATCACATAAAATTGGTATTAATACTGCACAAACAATTATATATCAACAAGTTCCAAATGTTGCAACCACTGGCATTACAACTGACATATACGTTACAACTATACCAGAACATATTTCAGTTGGTAGTACAATAGGAATTGGAACTGAAGTATTATCAGTCTTAAATACATTCAATCAAAATAATATATTAAGAGTTAAGAGAGGTGTATCAGGTGGAATTCACACTGTTTCAACACCAGTTTCTCTCATACCAAGTTTCTTTAATATTCCACTCAGAACTAAAGTATTTGATTCAACTATAGATGATAAAGTATATTTTAATCCACATGAATCTGTTGGTGTGGGGACAGTTGTTGGATTAGGATCAACCGCAACATCAACTTTAGGTGATTTAATAAGTGTTGTTTCAACTCCGACTCGTAGCATAAGACTACCAAATCATCCATTTAAAACAAATCAACAAATTACATTAACTAAACCAAGTGTAGGATATGCTCTAACAGTTTCAAAGGATGATGGAGCTACAACATTTAATATACCTGAAACA